TGACATGATTGTTTCATATCATACTGTTAACAATACGGTTAAATACCATGTGATAAGTGTGGACGATGGAGGTGGGGCAAACACTACTTTGAATTTTAATTCACAATATTTAATAACAGGTGTTGATAAGATTGATGACTTATTGTTTTTTACAGACAATTTCAATCAACCTAGATTTATAAATGTAAATAGTAGCTATGCATATCCTGCCACTAATATAGACGGAGGTAGCCCTGCGGCTGCGGCTTTGTTAGCAGAATCTTTATTAGTCATTAAAAAACCACCGGTAAATAGTCCATCTTTTACCTTGTTAAATAGGGGTTCTGAACAGAACTTTTTAGAGGATAAGTTTATCTGTTTTGCTTATAGGTATCGATATGCTGATGATATGTATTCTGCTACCTCTCAGTTTAGTGATGTGGCTTTTATACCAAAGAATTTTAATTATGATATTTCTTCATACTTGAATAATGGAATGGAAAATTTTTTCAACACGGCTGTTATTACATTCAACGCAGGTGGTCCATTAGTTGTTGGTGTTGATTTATTATTTAAAGAATCTAGTAATTCAGTTATTCGAATAATTGAAAAGCTAAATAAAGAGGAGTTAGGTTATGCTGACAATCAAGATTATACTTATGAATTCTCTAATAATAAGATATACTCAATACTAGACGATAATGAAATATTAAGGCTATATGATAATGTACCTATAAAAGCAAAGGCTCAAACTATTATGGATCGTCGATTAGTGTATGGTAACTACACTGA